GAGCGGTCACGGGCACGCGATGGAGATTATCACACCAGGATCATATTCCTTTGATGGAAACACATTTGCCAGTTACGGGACTAGTGGAACATCAGATGCGGCGATTTATAATAATTCAGGTGGAGAAGTCACTTTAAATATCGCTGGAGGCGGAGACTCTTCTCCAACGATACGAGATGGTGGTGGAGCAACTACCATTCTCTGTGCAGGACAAATTAATTTAACATTAACAAGCGTAGTAGCTTGTAGTGAAATACGCATATACAATGCTGGAACAACCACAGAGTTGGCTGGAGTAGAAAACTCGGACACATCATTTGTTTACACATATCTGTATAGTCTGGGAGCTTCTGCTGACATCGTGGTTCATCATCCAGAGTATGAGTACTATAGAGTAGAAGATTACCCGCTGGGAAATTCGAACGCGAGTTTTCCAATAGCCCAGCAAATAGATAGACAATATTCTAATCCTTAAGGAGTGAAGTTCAAATGGCATTAATTACCGATCCCGATGTATTATCAGGAAATGCATTACAGGTGGACACAGTAACAAAAACATTGTTACTGAGTGCCTGTGAATCTCTTAGTACAGACGGGGTGACTATTAAGTGTGTGTACTCTAAACTCAAGGAATTGTGGAAGAGTGAGGCATCTTACATTCCCTATGCCTTTCCCATGGGCCCAATTACGGACGAACAGTTCGAAATGATTAACGAGTGGGACTGGGCAGGCGATTCTACCAGATACCTTCTGAGAACGGGAGGGTGGGCAAAGAAGAATGCCACTGGTATATCTGAACAGGAATACGCTGGCATCATATCCTTGGGTTCGTTGAATGCTGGAGCCCAGGTTTATTTTCAGCAGGGTCCTGCCACAGAAGCAGGGAGTGCTGCAGTGAACTTTCAACTTACCAATGCCGTAAATCAGGCTGTTTGTGTATATTCCTCTGGTGGAACTCCAGGAGTATATGATTATAGAGATTATATGCGGCTATTCGTTCGTGAGTGGGGTTACTCTTATGACGAGGTGGACTTGACAGACATCGGTGTTACTACTATGGCATATCAGGCTTATCGCTTCCCATTATCTAATACTGCTGATCCTAAAATTACATTAGCTATGTCAGCATTATCGGCAGCTCCATACACCGATATTCTTGTTACTTGGTATGCAGCTGCACAGTCAAAAACTATTGGTCCATCCGCGGATGACTACCATGTTATTATCACTGGAGATTCCCAAAATGCAGAGGATATTTATCAGAGAATTCAGTATTTACTAAAAGAGGATGCTGATATCGACACGGGAGCTGGTCTAGTTGTAGGAAAAACAGCCCCATCTCTTCTTCGTTTTGTGGGTGACACGATGTACACCGAGTTTTTCACTATCACACCAACAGGTGGTACTTACATTGATGCATTCCAGGGCGATGATATCAATAGGTTGGTTTTTGTAACAGATAATCCAGATCTATCCAGAACATATCCGTATACGGCAGTGTTGACTCTAAATTTTGGAGACAACTTGGTAGCAGATGGGGAATCTAAGTATTGGGTCTATTTTACCGATACTCCTACAGCGGATTACGGTACTAGTAACGCTTTATTGGTTAGAACGACCACTACCGTAGCTACGTGTGCTGTGGCGAGGACTCTTACGACAGTCAGTCTTACAGCAGCAGATGCTCATGGCTTGAGTGCCGAAGATTGTGTAGAAGTAACAGGGATTACAGCTCTTGCTTCTGGGTATGAGGGACAGTGGGTTGTAGCATCTACACCCAGTAATTATATCTTTACCTACGAGAGCACAGTGAGTAGCTCCGAAGCCTATGCCTCAGATGAAACTGGGGATGTATATAAGTTAATGTCCGAACTTGTTCGTGGTAACACCTCTTTGCAGAGGAGTTATGATTACGACCAGAACGTTCAGGGAGACCGAACACCCGCTACTCAGGCGGCTATAACTTGTGTGTCTCTTGGATTAACTGGAGCACAGTTTGTGAAGGCTACTGGTACTATCGAGAGAAGTATTTCCAATGCGGTATCTTTAGTATCAGCTCTTGAAAGAAACTACCAAAATGTTTAATAGTTGAGGGGATTTCATGGGTTTAGAATTTGATGGTCCTAATAAAATCATCTCCTTAACTACTGGAACTACAGGGTTGGATTGCAAAGATCTCTACTCTAGATGGAAGGATTGGGTAAAGGATAGTGGAGGTAGCAAGTTTTTAGAGGCGTTCAGTATTGTTGGGGGAGAGCCAATTGATGTTGTGGCGAGTACCTATGTTGCAACATACCTATTTTTGGTTAATGGGTGGTTCATCCGCCCGCAAGAGGCGAACCATAAACTAAAGGTTTATAACGGGGTTCTCCTTACGCAAACAGGAGACGATCCCTTTCTCCAAACCATAGGAACGTTTAACGTCCTTGTTCAGTATTCACAACCTGTTCAAGCACAGAGTGTGATCGTAGAAACAGGAGTGAGTGGATTGACCGAAGCTGAGAGTAGTCAATTGGCTGAGATTAGTACCGTTAGTACGAAATCGGATGGCTTGAGTGCAGACCTAGCTACCAAATTAACGACATCCAAGTTTTTAGCTCTAAAATAAGGAGAGATTGTAATGTCTGGAAGTAACATAGATGATCAAGTAATCGCAGGAACGAATGTGAACAAGAATCCTTCTCTTCCCGCTCCGAAAATTGTGAAGACTCAGGGGATGGAAAGTGGCGTGATAGAAACCCCACTAAGCAATGATTTTGCTGTTCCACCTCCTACTATTCAACCTAAACCTAGAATAAAGAAGGAAGTAACCATCCGAGAAGTAGACAATGGGTATATTCTCAAGGTTTGGTCTGGTCCCTTTATGGAAGAATGGGTATTTGGTACACTATCAAAAGCGATTAAAGCTACAGTAGCTTTTTTACGTACAAAAGAAGAAACGGAGGATGAAGAATAATGTCATTATTTAATCGACACAAGATTGCAGTAACATTCGCTACATCAGCAGCCACGGCATCTGATTATACGTGTTCCCCGAGCGTTGGATGGCAGACATGTTTATTGAAGTCGGTCTTAGTGAAGACACATGGAAACAACGATCAGTTGGCCAGTGCGGCTTCTGGAGCTATCGTCTCTATCTATGATTCAGATGGTAACCTCTTAAAGACCTTTGCACAGATTGCAAGTGGTACGACAGTGTTTGCTATGTCTGGATCAGATGAGATTTTGTTAGATCCTAACGCTATCGTTCGCTACGCTGTAACGGCGAAAGATGTACGGTGTGTAAGTGGAGATACTGTTAAGACATCAGAGTTCCCTACAGCTACAGTCATTCTGTTTACGGAGAGATAAGAGGTCGTTATGGAATATGACCTGACTACCCAGCGACATTTAGCAGCTGCGTATAAACTACTCAATTATGAAGTCAACAACAAGAAACTTTTACACATGCATCAGAGCACTGCTAAAACCCGACTTATACTGGGAGGAAAGAGGTCTGGTAAGACGACTTGGGGGACTGTGGAGTGCTGTTGGGCTGCTCTTGGTATTCATCCTTACTTGGATTATCCTCCGCCACCACTCAAAATAAGGGTTTGCGGTCACTCGAACGAAACAGTCCGTGCTATTTTAATCCCTATGTTTATAGACTGGCTTCCCCGTCATGCGGTCAAGACCTTTCCTGCTAGGGATAACATGGTGATGGAACTCACCAACGGAACGTTCATAGAGTTCAAATCCTATGAACAGGACGTCATGAAGTTTGAAGGAACAGAGCGACACATCTGTTGGATGGACGAAGAGCCACCAAGGGATATATACGAGTCCAACTTCATGCGAACCATCAGTAACGATATTAACGGAAGTCTTATTATAACGGGCACCCCGATGCACGGGATGAACTGGATTTATGATGAGTTGTATGATAATCCAATGGCAGTTCCTCCTGCGGTAGAGCACGTGCACGTGAGCATCTTCGACAACCCACACTTGTCGCAAGAAGCATTGGATACAATAAAGAAAGACCCAGCGATGCAGGATAGTTTGGACGCTGTGTTGTATGGGCAGTTCGTCCCGAAGAGTGGGTTGGTCTACAAAGAGTTCGGAGACGATCACATTATACCTCCCATGGATGGTCCCGATAAGGACTGGATGCTGGTCCTTGGTATGGATTTGCATAACAGAAATCCTCACGGCGTAGTGTTCATGGGTTTAAATAAGGACCAGGTGTGGACAGTGTATGATGAGATTTATTCCCATCTGACAATTGATGATTTA